CTAGCAAAATATCTGTTTTATTCTATAATATAGTTGAAAATAAGTTAAAACCAGGAGAATAGAATATGCGTTTAGAGCATATTGAGGCTACTTCAATATCTGATAGTTGGTTTCAATGCTTGAGTAGAATATTTGATAGCGGCCGTATTTATACAATAAAAAGAGGAAGTTATGAAGGTCAGCAGAGATTAGAATTTGATTATATAACTATATATATTAGACATCCAGAAGCTAGACCACTGCTTCCAGAATGCCCACCGGCCTGTGGAATTCCAAATCCTGCCTCGAATGAATATCTCGAAGAATATCTACCATATTTATTCACAGACCATAAAAAGCCTAACGAATTTTATACATATGGAACTTACCTAGAAAAACAAATCGAAAAAGTGATAGGTATATTCAAAAAGGGAGATCATGAAACTAACCAGGCTTGCATGACCATTGGGGATGATCATTCTATCGACCTGCCTGATCCACCCTGTTTAAAAATAATAGATTGTAGGGTTAACGACAATAAGTTGCATTTTATAATATATTTTAGATCTAACGATCTATGGAACGGGTATCCAGTTAATATAGCTTCTATACAATTGTTAAAGGAATATATGGCTGAATCGGCCAATTTATTAGATGGCGAAATAATATATTCTAGTAAAGGTTTGCATTTATATGATTACGTTTGGGAAGGGGCTAAAAAGGCTATAGGTAAATGATACGATATAATATAGTTTATAATATACGTGAGGCTGTAGATCTATATGATTCTGGGCATAGTCTTAGAGCAATATCTGAAATTTTCGGCGTGTCTAGAAAATTTATACGTAAATCTATAGCAAATGTTAGAAATATTAGAAGTGCCAAAGAACAATCATTTTTAACTGCTCAAATGCGTAATATGTCCGATTGGTTTGATATTATAGACTCACATTTAAAGGCTTATTGGTTAGGCTTCGTATTAGCTGACGGTAATGTAGCAAGTAATTTAAGATCAGTTGAAATAGATCTAGCGATTAAAGATGTTGAGCATCTGAATAAATTTGCTGAAATATTCAGAATCGACGTAGAAAAAGGTGAAAACAGATGTAGATGTAGGATCTGCAATGTGTATTTATGCAATATATTAGATAATATCGGAATACATCCCAACAAAACGTATTTAAATGATGCGTCTGTTTTTGATAAAATACCTTTAAAATTTGCTAATTCTTTTATACTAGGATTTATGGACGGCGACGGCTCAATATATTTAGATAATAGAAAAAATAATTACATTATTTTAGATTTTACTGGGAGTGAGTCAATTTTAAGAAATGTCAGAGATATATTAGTTTCTATTCTTCGTGTTAATAAAAATAAAGTTTCTCCAACAAAGAGCGTATTTAGAATACAGTGGTCTGGAAAGCAGGCTATAAAAATATTAAATTGGTTATATAAAGATTCGCCAGTTAGACTGGAAAGAAAATTTAATATATATAATAATATAGCGTCCGAGAAACTCTTCGGATATTAATGATTTTAATACCAAATTAAAGGGTCTTAGAAATGAACGAATTTTGGGATAAAGTAGAAAGGTGTGAACATAAAAATTTAAATCCGAACTATCTTGAGGGCGGCACATGCTGGACGCCTTATTGTGGGTGGTGGGAAGAACACTGCTTGGATTGTGGTGTCTACATAACTAAATGTGGGTGTGGGTTTTGCAATGGTATGAGTGGTTGGCCAGAACAAAGATGGAGATCTCTTAGGAGAAAAAAATATGGTAATAACTTATATTGAAGAAGAATGTCCATATTGTAAAGAACTTAAAATATTTCAAGAGTTTTCATCATTTACTGGAAAGTACAAACGATGTCCGGAATGTGGGTATGCAATATTTGAAATAGAAAAAGAGTATAAAATACCTACCCCATGGGAAATTATTAATAGTTAGGAATATAATAATGAAAGAAAGAACTTTAGCAATTATTAAGCCCGATGCCGTTAGTTGGGGCATGGTGGGCGACATTATATCAATGATGGAAACCGAAGGTTTTAAAATTATGGACATGAGAATGATTCATTTGACCTTTGAACAAGCTAAGGAATTTTATAAGGTGCATGAAGGCAAAGATTTCTATGAAGCTAACGCGGAATTTATGTCTTCAGGTCCATGCGTTTTTATGATTTTAGAGGGCAACGATGTGATATCTAAATATAGGAAATTAATGGGTCCGACGGATCATACTAAGGCCAAGCCAGGCACAATAAGGCATGCTTGCGGAACTAGTATAAGACACAACGCTGTTCATGGGTCAGATTCCCCGCTTTCGGCGCATTATGAAATAGAGTTTTTTACTAACTTAGAAAGGTAAAAATCATGGGCGCTTATCACAGCCATATCGATGGGTCTATTGCCTATAGAAATATGATGGCAAAATTTGATTCAGTTATGGATGAAGTAAAAGCATTTGTAGACTATTACCCAGAAATGCGGAAAGATGTACTAAAAGCCGTTGAAGAATTTGTAACTAATTATTATAAGGATAAGCATGATAAATGAAAAGAAAGTTGACAAAATAGAAAAAGCAATTGGAAAATTACTCGATTCATGGGTAGATATAGAAATTCAACCTAACGGACTGCCTAATAGAGAATGGGTTTTACATCGTATTGCCTTGCGTAATCTCAAGAGGCTGTCATTGAAATATCATTAAAGGAGAAGGCAAATGGAATTTAAAATATCTGTAGATGATTTACAGAATATAATGTCTAAACTGTCTAATGTCATTAAAATCAATGAAGAAGGCATTACGGGCATGGTTTTGATAGAAGTCACTGACACGGTAAAATTCAAAGCCACTGATGGAAATGTTAGTATGGTTATTACTAGCGACCAATGTGAGGCAATAACTAAAGGTAAAACTTTAACTAGATTTAGAGACATCAAGGGATATATAATGAAATTTATACCTTTGGTAGAAGACTATGGAACCGAGGATTTTCATTTTATTGTGGACGCAAATAGTGGCGTTATTAAAACAAAAACTCAGACACCTTCTAATAAACCATCGTATGGTAAATTGAAGTTTGAGGTATTTAGCCCGGAAATGTATCCTATTGTTAAAGAGTTCGACGAAGCACATTTGATTGTAAACAGCGTCATTTTAAAGAAAGGGATTGGGCGGGTCTTACATTGTGTTAATCCAAAAGAAGTTAGAAAGGCCATCACGGGGGTTAGTGTTACTATAAAAGAAAATAAAATAGTGTTTGCTGGAACTAATGGTGTTAAATTATCAGAATTCGAAATGGATATTAATGCGGATATTGAGAAAAAATCTCATATATTTAGCTATAATTTTGCATCTATTTTAAGAAATGTTTTAGATGATGATGCACAGGTTTTTATAAGATTTGAAGGGAGACACGTCTATATTAAATCGAATAATATCTATCTGATAGGTAGTTTGATTATTGGAGAAAGTTATCCCGATTACAAGTCGATGTTTGATTTGAGTAATGTCATTCGATTTCCAAGAGTCGCGTTTGCTGATGCGGTAAATAGAGTGATGGACGTTTTGGATATTGAAGATAACAGCCGGCTTACTCTTAATTTTACTGATAATATATTAACACTCAAAAATGATCGAGTAGAATCTGTCCAAGAGTTTGAAGATCCTTTTGGCACAGATTTAGATATAGATGTTAATGGTGAATATTTGGATTCGATTCTTAGAGATTTTTTTAATGAAGAGCTGGAACTCTATTTTACCGAAGGGAATAATTATATTGTTTTTAGATCGCCGGAAAATTGTAAACATACCGCATTATTAACTATTGTTAAGAGGCGCTAAAATGAGCACGGATCAATACGATGTGTTCGGTGGAGATAAATCTGTGGAAGAAATGCAGATAGAAAAATCAAAAGAGATACTTGAAATAGCTGGATACCAAATAGTTCAGACTAGGGAAGACGTAAAGCGTATCGCTATAGAAAATGGTTTTAAAGTATCGGAACCTTTATTAGTTAATGATCGTGTGGTTACTTTGAAAGATCTGCGTAATTATTTTTATATGAAATTATGGAGTAAATATCCCGAGCGCCAACTCTACCATGTCGAAGGTAACTGGGATAAAGAAATGCGTGCTATTCGACTTTTTGTGGAATCTAGAGAGCAATCCGGACTCAATAGGTTTAATGCTATACAGGAATGTGTTGCGTTGATAGATATAATTTTCACTTGTGAAGAACAATTTAATTTTAAAAATCCTATTGATATTAGAGTGCTCGGACAAGGTAAGGCTGGATGGATAACTCAAAAAGCGAGTATTATTTTAAATGAAAAATTACATGAACAGCGAGCCGAAGAGGTAGAAAAAAGAATTCAAGAATTTGAAGACAATTATACTTTGGATTTGAATAAAAAAGCAAATTTACTAGATGAACTGATAGAAAAAATGGAGGTAGATAATGGTCAAAAGTAAGGCAAAGGAAGAAGCAATGTCCTTAGAAGTTGCGCGTAAGGCTATAATTAAAAAATACGGTGAAGGAGTAATTAGTTATTTAGGAGATCACGAAGATTTAAAAATAGACGCTGTTTCTACAGGATGTCTGGCGTTAGATTCTGCGTTAGGCGTGGGCGGTTTAGCAAGAGGCCGTCTTCATGAAATATATGGACCTAATAGTAGTGGTAAATCGTCACTAGCTCTTAGTGTATGTATGCAGGGGCTATTAAGAGAAATGAATGTTGGATATATTGACGCTGAGCATTCTCTGGACCCTAAATTAGTAAGAAATATGGGAGGCATGGTGGGAGTAAACGCCGATGTTATAAACATAGTTCAAGCTTTTACCGGCGATGATAATCTTGAGATTGCGGAAAAATTGATGAAGAGCGGCGAGTTAGATATCTTGATAATAGATAGTGTTTCAGCCCTATTACCTAAGGATATGGCTGAGGGAGAGATAGGAGATAATTATATGGGGCAGCTTGCTCGATTAATGAGTAAAGCATGTCAAAAACTAACTCCAATAGCCAATCGTACTAATACGCTCTTGATTTTTATTAATCAGATTAGACATGATATTGGTAAATGGGGTGATAGTAGAGTTCCCACAGGTGGTGAAGCTCTTACTTTCTACGCAACTACGAGAATAAAAGTCGAGGGCGGCGAAGCTGCTAAAACTAGAATCAAAGACTCTGACGGAGTGGTTATAGGACATGTTAGTGATTTTGTTGTGGTCAAAAATAAATTAGCGGCTCCTTGGAGAACTGCTTATATAGATTTGATATATGGACATGGGTACAGTTTTGTAAGTGAGGTAGTAAATTTAGCTGTGGATCTAGGTATTGTAGAGCAAACTGGAGCATGGTATAAGTATGGCGATGAAAAATATAATGGTAAAGATAATCTATTGGGAATGTTTTTAGAGAATACAGAAGTTTACGAAGATGTTAGGAGTCAAGTCAAAGACAGGTTAGGGCTTAAAGATGAGTAAATTATCAGAATCGACCAAAAAATTTTTGAAGGAGGTTTTCCCTCATAATCTTATTCTTGAGGAGTTTTATGTAAATTTTATGGGCACTCGCCTATTTTTTGATTTTTATGTAAAGGAATTGGACTTATTGATAGAGGTGCAAGGTGCTCAACATGATAAATATATAGAACATTTCCATGGTGATAAGGAAGGATTTCTTTCGTCTAAGAGGCGAGACAATTTGAAGAAGGAATATTGTCAAAGAACAGGATCAGTTTTAATCGAAGTTAGAAGTGAGAAGGAGTTGGTTAAAAATAAATTTCTCAGAAGAATTTGGGAGGCAATAAGCGATGAGTCTTAAACTACAAGATGATAGCACCCACTTTTATTGTGCAGGGTGTAGCCGTATTTATTTGACTAAGGATGGACACATAGCCAAAGTGGCCTATAGTACTCGTGAAGCAGAAACTCAGGATAAGTTTTATTATTATCCATATCATGTGATGTTATGTACATCGTGTTTTGAAGGTAAAGAGGTTGAAAAAAAGGGAGAAAAAGATGACGGAGATAATAATTCCGAATAAAAAAGACCCGCATGACGATGATGCTCTGAAGGATTGCGAAGACTTTACTCCTCTGAAAGACGGAACTATAAGCGGGGATAAAAGATATTGCGAATTATCTTTTCTTTGTAAACAGATTGGTATGTTGGGTCGTTGGGTTATAGTTGAAAAAGACGGCGAAATAGTTGCTAGGGATTATCTTTGTACTGGCAAAAAGCCCATTTGGGAAGAGAGAAGCGAGGATGAGAAGGCAACGTAGACACAAAAGAAAATTGGATAACTGCATAGGGTTTAGAAATGAGCGGCATAAATAAATATCTAAATAAACGAGCGGAAGACCTGATGGTCTTTAAGATGCCTAAAAATGAATCATTAATGACCGAGATATTTGCATTTGACCCAAGAAATCTTGAAGCTACTCCATCTTCTGATATTAGTAAGTATGCTATAGGGTTGTCTCAATATTTAGTTTATTTCACCTCGCAAATAAATAAAAGTCGGGTTCAACTAATACAGAAGCAGAGAGTTATAGATGTGGCTGTCAATAAGTCAAACATAAAAGGCGGAACAAAGGCGGAAAAAAGACAAAAAGTTATTGACGATGACCCTGAACTCCAAAAAATAGAATCAGATATAGAAGCTCTGGAATGTGAATTAAAAATGACGGAAAATTTAGAAAAATATTATGTGGAAATAATAAACAGTTTAAAACGGGAATTAACTCGGAGAGAGCATGAGCATAGATTCGCTCGAGATGAAAGGCGGTTGTAATGAGTGAGCGTCTAAAAGAGAGATTTTGTAAGCCTTCGCATGAGAGGGCTTTGTTATCGTATTGTTTCAAATCTTTGGATAAGTATTATACAATTGCGTCAACAATTTCCGATAACGATTTTTTGCGCCCGGAGCATAAATTGATATGGGTTATCTTCGGAACATTGACTAAAAGAGGTATAGATCAATTTGATGTTTCCATGGTAGTAAATGAAGCTCAACAAAATAATATTTTAAAAGAGATCGGTGGGTATGATTATATAATAGCTTTAGTCGATATGGATCTGACCGAAACCAATATTGATTATTACATAGATAAGGTCTTGGATAGTAGTGTCAAATATCAACTTTATATGAAGTTAAACTATGATTTACGCCAAGTTGGTGATGACGCCTTAGATGAAGACATTTCTTCTCTTGACATGATTGGTAAAGTAACCAAAGACGTTATGGATCTTTCTTTGAAATCCAAATCTATCAAGGCAGCTACCAATCTTGCCGAAGGAATAGATGAGTATATAGAAGATCGGAGAACTAATCCAGTGGAATTGTGCGGGCTGAGTACGGGATTTCCAATTTTAGACAAACTTATAGACGGAATGGTGCCAGGAACACTTACGGTGATCTGTGCTAGACCAAAAGAAGGCAAGAGCACAATGTTGTCTAATATAGGAGCCTATGTTGCTTATCAACTCCAGAAACCCGTCCTCTATATTGACACAGAGATGAGCTTTGATGAATGGAGACCACGTATAATGTCCATGATGTCTGATGTTCCGGAAAGGGATATCAAGCACGGTGGTTATAATAACCAACAACTCTACAATATAAATAAAGCCGCTGAAGTTATTAAGAAAGGCAAATTTTTTCATGAATATATGCCAGGATACAGTGTCGATAAGTTGATGGCTATCTATAATAAATACAAATACATAGAAGACATAGGGTTGGCAATATTTGATTACATAAAAGCTCCGCCGGGTCAAAATTTTAAAGATAAGAAAGAATATCAGATATTGGGCGACGTGACTACTGCCCTAAAAGATCTAGCCGGAGAGCTAAATATCCCATTTCTGTGTGCGAACCAGATAAATAGGCAGGATGACGTAGCAGATAGTGATCGGATAATCAGGTATGCCGACGTGTTAATGTTTTTTAAGAAACGAACTAAGGAAGAACTGGATAGAGTTCATCCATTTGAAAAAGATTACGGATTTTATAAGTTGTTCATAAAAAGAAGTAGGCGGGGTGGAGGTACGCCGGAAGAAGGAATAGGATTCGATTTCATCAAAAGAGTATTACAAATGAGTGAATCAACGAAACAATTAATAGATTATAACAATTACAATTATCAGGAGCAAGAAGATCAGGATTATGAGGTTTCAGACTCAGAACGGGAATCCGACTATGTCGACAGCCCAGAGAAGTTCTAAAGAAGAACAAAGGCAAAAATTAAATCGGTTAAAAGAATCTGTGGACGCCGATCAACTACTTGGTATGCTTGGATTTGATATTTCTAGTTCTAATCTAAGAGAGGTGAGGGCTCCATGCAAGATTCATGGTGGTGATAATAAAACTTCTTTTCGTATGAATAAACAAACAAAAAATTGGGTGTGTTTTTCTCATGGCTGCCATGAAGAGATTGGGTACGATGTTATAAGTCTAGTACGACACTTGTTGGGGATGTCCTTTTCTGAAGTAGTTAAGTATTTGGAGAGCATTTGTGGTATTAATATTAGTGATGAGGCTAGTTATATAGCATTCAAACGCGATAAAGATAGACGAGAATTTGTAGCACAGATGAAAGACAATAGACAAGTCCCATCCGCACTTGTTAGCGAAGAATACCTCCAGAATTTTAAAAAGTTCAGAACCGATTACTTTGAAAGATTAGGATTTTCCAAAGAAGTGTTAGACAAATTTGAAATAGCGGGTGGATATGTTGATAAATATGGGTTTGCGCGTGAAGTGATACCCATTAGGGATGTAAATGGGGTATTGAAAGCCTATAGTTGTAGAGATATAACGGGGAAAGCTGACGAAGATTACAAATATTTGTTGACCAAAGGATTCAATAAAGATAAAGTTCTTTATAATCTAAACAATGCTAAAGATATTTCCAAGACTTTAATAGTTGTAGAAGGATTCAAATCAGTATGGAAATTATATATGGCTGGATATCAGAATGTAGTTGCTTGTATGGGCAGTACTATAACAGAGGGGCAGCAGAATTTATTGTATGGGCATGCATTTAAGATCATATTGTTATTAGATGGCAATGAGGCGGGCGTTAAGGGTACGGTTAGAGCTATGGATGATATGAGAGGCAAAATAGATATAAAACCGTTAATTTTTCCCTACGAAAAGTTAGATCCAGGAGATTTGAGCGTGGAAGAACTAAGACAAATTATAGGAGGCTGTCATGGTTAAAAAGTCAAAAGCGACAAAGGAAACTACTAAAGCTAAATTTCGAGATGTTATTGGCACACCATCGGCGTTGATGCTGCCGTCTAGAAATTACAAATTTAAAGTTTATGAAGATGGTTATAGTATAAAAGTGCCAAGACAAGGCAGATATGTAGATATTGATGATAAGGCTTTTACAAAGGAAGATGGTGAGTTCAAGCTATTGCAATTTTCTGAAAGTGAGCAGGCGGATGTATTATATCTACCTGCCTTAACAAAAGTATTATTTGCAACCGCTCAATATCCGGACATGAAGGATACATGTGCTTTTATCCCCTTGGCTTTGATTTTTAGAGAAGACGAGGTAGAGATATTAGGTAATTTAATTGAAATGGTCCAAAAGGAGAGGTAATATGAATTGTCCAGCATGTAATGATGGTAAGGTAGTTATACTACATACCGATGAGTTTGAGTGTACAGAGTGTAAGTCCAAGGTAGAAATAAAGTATTGCCTTTGTCGAGGGTGCGGGGGCGCTTTTAGGACTAATAATGAGATTTTTTTGGACGATGCTTTTGTGATGAGTGACCCAGAGACTTCTCAAATTTTGGGAGAAATTTTCGAAGGACTAGCCGCCGAAATGGGCGAGGTAGTCAAGGAGATAAAAACTCACGACGATGCGAGAGAAGATATTATGTCGAATCTCATACATAAATGTATAAGGTGCGGTGACCTTTCAGTATATAAAAATGGAAACGACTTCAAGTGTTCGGCGTGTGGTTTTGAATGGGAGATCCTAAAAGATGAATAAAATCCTTTCATTCGACGTTTCTTCAGTTTGTACTGGGTGGTCCTGTCTAGAAAACGGTCATCTGAAGGAATTTGGTTTAATTAGGATATCGTCCAAGTATACTATGCCAGAAAAATTATATTGGTTTAGAAATAATGTAAGGGGACTATTAAAGATATATAAACCAGATCATGTGGTTGTTGAGGAGACTTATCTAAAAAATGTCCGAACATTAAAAACATTGATGCAATTTATAAGCATTGTTAATGTTGAGACTTTTAATATGATAGACAAGGAACCTGTATTTATAAATACAATGACAGTCAGAAGTCATTTCGGGTTGCAGACTAAGTTAGAAGTTTTTGAATATTTAGTGAAAAACTACAAAACAAGGTTAAAATATTTAGTGTTTGATGAAGGCGGAAACGATATTACCGACTCATTACTACAAGCGCTATATTGGAATGAAATATTGAAGGAGAAAAAAAATGAATAAAAGCACCATAGTAATGTCAGCTACTAGGATGCAAATGTACTTGACTTGCCGCTGGAAATATTGGTGTAATTATGAATTAAAATTACCAAGAAAACCCAACGTATCCTTTAAATTAGGAATAGCTGTACACGAAGCGTTAGCGTTAGCGGGCAATATTTGGAAGAAAAACGAGAGGTTTACGGTTGAGGATATTGATGCAATTAGAGATCTGTATAATAAAGTCGCGGCTAAGCAGGGAATATCTGATACAACTATTTACCATGAAGGTCAACACATGGTTATGGGACGCCTTAAGAATTTTGGCCAGGGTAAAATCTTAACCGTTGAAGATCGCTTTAGAGTAACAACTGATGAGGGTGTATTATTGACCGGTGCCATGGACAAAGTTGAGGAAATAGCCGATAACACCATCTTGGTGACCGATTATAAAACGTCCAAATATTTTGAGACGGCAGCCGAGTTGAAGTCGGATATACAGTTGTCGGTGTATGATGTAGTGGCAAGTATTAAATATCCTAACTATGATAGAATAATTTTGGCTCTGGATTATCTAAGGAATGAACCAGTGCATACATATCGTACTGTAGGAGAAAGATTAGGCTTTATGGAGTATATGTTGGCTATTTATAAAGAAATGCTAAAATTAGAAAAGGAAAATGCTGTTCCTACGTTAAACGATATGTGTAACTGGTGCGATTTCACCGATCATTGCACAGCCTACCAGGAAGCATTGGGCGGCAAAAGCTTTATTAAAAAAAAGCCAGAGGAATACAACGACGAGGAATTAGTAAAAGATTATCTGGACATAAAAAGTAAGAAACGCATACTCGATAATAGAGAGCGCCAACTAAAGGATTACATTTTAGGTAAGATAGAATCGACCGGCGAAGATCTTGTTGGTCAAGGTAAGCGTCTTTATATAAGACAAAACCCTTCGACCAGTTATGATCCAAGAACAGCTTACGAAGTAATTCCTATAGAGGATTTTTTGGGGATGGTGTATATTTCCAAAAGAGATATGGATTCTTATTTGGATAAACATCCTGTAGGTAAAGCTAAGATTATGGAGACGGCTAGTAGGAAGTATACTGCGCCCTTTTTATCCTACAAAAAGATAAAAGATTAAGGAGGAGGTTATGGCTAAGACTAAGACTAGGAAAAAGAAAACTACCAAGCCCAGAACTAGTAAACCCGTAGCCACAGCTAAAACGGATAAAATTAAAGTATTAGCATACTGCGATTCTCCCACATGCGCTACTGGATTTGGGACGGTTTCGAGAAATATTTTTGAGGGACTGTATAAAACTGGAAGATATAATATAGATATCCTCGGTATCAATTATTGGGGGGATCCACACGATTTTCCCTATAAAATTTGGCCTACTGGTACAAATCAACAAAAAGATCCGTATGGCAGGCAAAAAGTTTTGAACATGATTCCAACAATGGATTTTGATCTATTATTCTTCTTACAAGATAGTTTTATTATGGAATTTTTGCCCAGTCTATTACCCCATTTGAAAAAGAATAGGCCAAAGCCGTTTAAGTCAATTGGTTATTATCCTGTAGATTCCATCATTAAACAAAAATGGGCTGATAATATAAAAGATATTGAGTATTTGGTAGCTTACTCTGAGTTTGGTAAAAAAGAAACATTGAGAAGAATAAATAGGCCTGATATTAGGGTAATTCCTCACGGAGTAAATGCCGCTGAATATTTTCCAATATCTAAAGACGAGGTTGAGTCGTTTAAGAAGCAGTATTTCGGGTCGTTTGCTGACCATTTTATAATTACTAATGTTAATAGGAATCAACAACGTAAAGATATTCCAAGAACTATCAGAGCATTTAAAGAATTTAGAAAAATTGTTCCAGAATCAATTTTATATCTACACATGGCTATTAAAGATCAGGGCTGGAATTTAGAGGAAGTTTGTAGAAATATGGAATTAGACATGAGTAAAGATGTAATTTTCCCAAAAAATTTCGGGCCGAACCAAGGGTACCCTCGACACATTCTCAACATGCTTTATAATTGCAGTGACGTTGTTATTAGCACTACTCTTGGCGAGGGGTTCGGTCTTGCATGGCTCGAAGCTATGGCGACTAAAACACCTGTTGTAATGCCTGCTAATACTATGTTGCCCGAGTTTATAACGAAGGAGACCGGGTACTTGGTAGCTAGCGGTAGCGATCCCAGTTTGTGGACAATTATTCAATACGATAATGAGGTAGAACGTCCGTTAACTGATGTCGAGGATTTAGTGGACGTTTTAGTTAAAATACAATCTAATCCAGAGGAGGCTGCTCGCAGAGCGGAAAATGCCTATAAATGGGTGACTACGAAAATGGATTGGCAAAAACATATTGCTAAAAAGTGGGTAAAAGTTTTTGACGAGGCATATGCAGACATCAGTAAAATAGATGATGAGATAGAAGATGTTATAGGCCAGATAGGTAAAAAATCTATAGAAACAGAAGAATTTTAGGAGAGCTAATCATGGAAATAAAAGGCATCAAGTATGTTGGTCCGTTTTTCGATGTTTCAGGATATGCTCAGGCTTCAAGAGGATATGCTCTTGCATTGAATCAACTTGGTATTCCTATAACTTTAAAGGTAATTTCCTTTGAGCAGGGTGAACGTCCTGATTTAGGCCGAGATGGAGAAATCTTAAAGTCTTTAGTGGATAAACCAGTAGATTATAATGTAGTTATTATAGAATTAACCGTTGAACACTGGGCAAAAATGAGAGAAGCTGGTAAAGTCAATGTAGGATATTCTGTGTGGGAAACTAGTAAATTACATCCTTACTGGACAGACCAGATAAATGAGACTGTAGATGCGGTTTTAACAGCATCTGATTGGGGAGTAGATGTTTATCGAAATTCAGGAGTAGAAGTTCCCATATTTTGCGTACCTCATGGTATAGATATGGCTGAATTTAAGGACGTAGATCCCTACGATATTGGGGGCGTAAAGCCTAATGCTTTTAAATTTTATAGTATTTTCCAATTCTTTGAAAGAAAACACCCGATGGCTTTGATTAAGTCTTATTGGAATGCTTTTCAGGATGATGAAAATGTGGCTTTGATTCTGAAGACCTATCGAATAGGATTTAGTGACAAAGAAAAACAGATTATTCGAGATACAATTTCGAGATTAAAACAAGCCATGCCTATGGAGACTTATCCGCCGGTTTATCTTATATTAGACTCATTAAGTAGAGAAGAGATACTGGGATTACACAAATCCGCTGACTGCTGTGTGAGTTTGGATAGAGGCGAAGGATTTGGACTAGTTCCATTTGAGGCCGGAGCTTGTGGTAATCCAATTATGGTTACTGGCTGGGGCGGAACTTCCGAATATGCTAAACCAGAAAATAGTTATTTGATAAAATATTCTCTTACACCAGTATTTGGTATGCCTTGGTCTCCCTTCTATCGTGGTGATCAAATGTGGGCCGAACCGGATTTAGCGCATGCCATCAAAAATTTTCAACATATTTATAAAAACCAGTCTGAAGCGGCTAATAAAGGTAGAGTATTGAAGCAGTATATAGCGGATAATTTTTCGTGGGATAAAGTAGGCATGCGGATGGTCGAGGCGGTGAAGTCATTATGAAAAAGTCAAGAATAGTAATTATAGGGTTGGGGTATTGGGGTCCAAATTTATTGAGAAATTTTAACTCATTGGGTGTAGTAACAGCAGCGTTCGATTTGGATAGAAGCAGGTTAGAGAAGTTTGAGGAATCATATAATAATATATATTTTGATACCGACTGGGAGTCGTATATAAAAAATAAGAAGAATAGTGTTGATGCAATAGTTATCGCAACTCCACCAGACACACATTATGATATAGCTCTTGAATGCTTAAAACATGATAAGCATGTATTTATAGAAAAGCCCATGACTTTGAATGTGGGAGAGGCCGAAAACTTGATTGTGCTAGCCGAAAGAAAGAAAAAAATTCTTATGGTAGGCCACACTTTTTTATATACTCCTGAAGTTAGAAAAATCAAAGAGATAATAGAAGCTGGCGAACTGGGAAATGTACAATACATACATGCTTCTAGGCTAAATTTGGGTAAATTTCAAAAGGCAAATGTGGTCGCCGATTTATCGCCTCATGATATATCTATATTCAATTATCTTCTAGATGACAGAATAAAATCGGTGTTTTCACAAGGGTATAGTTTTGTAGATAAAGAAGTAATTGAAGTAGCATTTGTGACTTTTGAGTACGAAAAAGGGGCCGTCTGTAATCTACATTTGAGCTGGCTTGACCCATTGAAAGAGCGGACAACTACGATTGTTGGTGACAAAAAAATGCTCGTGTATGATATGATGGCAGAAGAAAAGATCAAGATATATGATAAAGGTGTTGATATTCTTAATGATACTAGTGATTATGGTAGATATATGCTGAGCTATCGTCATGGGGATATTTGGTCGCCACATACTGATGTTTGGGAACCTTTGGCACTTGAATGTAAGCATTTTGTCGATTGTATAGAAGGGAAAGATGATCTTTTAACCAACGGTTATAATGGTAGAGAGGTGGTGCGGGGTTTAGTGGCAGCATTAGAGTCTTTGAAAACTAATAAACGGATCTTCATATAGAGGCTAATATGTTAAAATATCTCGCAGTAGCTGGGGCCCCTAGAACCGGTACTTCAGCTATGAAAAATTTGTTAAGTTTTGACGATAGAATTTATATAACTCATGAGATTGGATCTTTTACTACATCTGGCCCATTGAGCGCCCATCAAATTAATAAGTTTGTTAAAGGGCCTAATAATCGTCGAACCAATAATCGCAAAGGCGTAGATGTAAAGGAATTAGTAGCTGAAATAAAACGAACAAAGGCTAATGGGGAAAAATTTATGCAACTACTTGCTAAATGGGGCGGCTCAGATGTGCAAGTGGTGGGAGACAAGGAACCTCTTCCCTATCTGCACGCGATTGATCGCATAATTAATCAGCCAAATACAAAAATCATTATACTTGTGCGAGATGGTAGAGATACTGTTTACGCATATACTAGACCTCGGAAAACTAAGGGGTCCAAAGCTTGGTGGAGAGCTGATAATTTAGTTCGAGCTCAACAAATTTGGATTGATGCTATGCGTGTGGTTTGGGATAAGACTGGAGGTCAGAATTCTGATAAAATTTTGTTGGCAAGATATGAAGAGGTCGGGGCTGATCCGGACAAGTTTATGAATAGTGTTCAGGAATTTATGGGTATAGAACCTAGAATAATTCCAAACGCTAAATATTTTAAGCCTACGCGTAGCGGTGAATGGCCAGAAAAGATGCCACATCTAATGGACGCCGCAACTCTAGAATTTATACAATATTTAGAATTTTTTGGATATGAGGTATGATGGCTATAGCAGATGATGTTAAAGTAGGTAAAGGTACAAAAATATGGCATCCAGAGACCAGTAACATATATGGGAATGGTAGTATAGGGAAAGGATGTAATATAGGTACGTTTGTAGAGATACGTGATCCGGATATAGGAGACGGTTGTAAGATACAGGCGTTTGCTTTTATACCGGAAGGCGTACATATAGGAGATGATGTATTTGTAGGACCACATGTGTGTTTTACTAACGATAAATATCCTAGTGCTGAGGATTTTGGTGGCTTTAGAGAAACGACGGTCAAGGACGGTGCGACTATAGGAGCCAATGCCACTATAGTTTGTGGAATAACTATAGGAAAAGGCGCTATGGTTGGAGCCGGTGCTGTTGTAACAAGGGATGTGCTCCCACATACTACTGTGGTGGGAAATCCGGCGAGGA